GACTGCGCCGCGCGCCCATCCCGGCGCAGGCGGCGGCGCAGTCCGCCGGCGCCGGAATCATCATCGACTCGCCGGAAAAGCTCGCCGCATTCCTACGCGGGGAGGACACGGCGGCGGGGATGGCCGTCAACACCCACACCGCCCTTTCGATCGCAGCGGTCTATGGCTGCGTGCGGATCATTTCCGGCGCGGTGGCGACCTTGCCGCTCGATATCAAGCGCAGGGTCGATGAGGGGACGCGGCAGGACGCCACGGATCATCCGCTGTCGCGGCTGATAAGGCGGCGGCCGAACGGGTGGCAAAAGCCCGCCCAGTTCAAGCGCCACATGCAGATGTCCCTGCTGATGAGGGGCAATGCGTATGCCCTCAGAATACCGCGCGCCGCGGGCGGCGTGCAGGCGCTGGTGCCGCTCAACCCGGACCGCGTGCGGGTCGAACAGCTCGCGACAATGGGACTGCGCTATCATTACCGGCGGCCGGACGGCGGCGAGGTGACATACCGGCAGGACGAAGTCCTGCACCTCGTCGGCATGTCGCTCGACGGGATCACGGGAGTGTCGGTGCTGAAATATGCCCGCGAAACGATCGGCCTGGCGCTCGCCACCCGCAAGCACGGCGCCGAGTATTTTCGCAACGGCACCAACGTCGGGTCATGGATCAAGCATCCCGGCAAGCTCGGAAATGAGGGGCTCGAATTCCTGCACGCGAGCCTCGACCGATATCGATCGGATGGAGACAGGACCTCCGGCACGCTGGTGCTGGAGGAAGGCGCCGAGTTCGCGCCCCTCGGCATGAGCATGGAGGACGCGGCGTTCGTCGACACGATGAAGCTGTCGCGGACCGACATCGCGATGTTTTTCGGCGTGCCGCCGCACATGCTGGGCGACACGGAAAAGTCGACGAGCTGGGGCAGCGGAATCGAGCAGCAGGCCCGTGGTTTCGTGGCCTATACGCTCGAGGACTGGCTGATCACCTGGGAGGAGGCGATCACCGTCGATCTCGCCGGCGACGCCGATCCCGACATCTATGCGCGCTTCAACCGCGCCGCCCTGGTGCGAGGCGATCTGAGGACGCGATACGCGACTTACACCCAGGCATTGCAGTGGGGTGTGATGAACCCGGACGAGGTGCGCGCGCTCGAGGACATGAACCCGCGCGAGGATGGCAAGGGCGGAATCTATTACGACCCGCCGAACACGGCCGGCGGCGGCGATGCCGGCGACTCCGATCCCGCGCCCGCCGGTGGAGGTAACGACCAATGACTCTGCGCACGCTGCCCGAGGCCCCGACCTTTGATCGGCCGCACAATTTCCACTGGGATGCGCCGTCCGACGTGCTGGCGAGATGGGCCGACCGGCCGCAAGCGGCGGAGGCCGACGATCCCAACACCATCTCCATCTACGATGTGATCGGCGAGGATTTCTGGACCGGCGGAGGATTTACCGCCAAACGGGCCGCGGCGGCTCTCCGCTCGATCGGAAAGCATCCGGTGACGGTCAAGATCAATTCGCCGGGCGGCGACATGTTCGAGGGCATCGCGATCTACAACATCCTGCGCGAGCACCCCGAGCGCGTGACCATCGACGTGATGGGGATGGCCGCCTCGGCCGCCTCGGTCATCGCGATGGCCGGCGACGAAATACGCATGGGCCTCGGCACATTTGTCATGATCCACAACGCGTGGGGCCTGGTGATCGGAAATCGGCACGACATGAGGGAGGCAGCCGATCTGTTCGAGGGATTCGATGGCGCGCTGGTCGACATTTACGAAGCGCGCACTGGCCGTGAGCGCGCCGAGGTCGAAAAGCTGATGGACGCGGAGACCTTCCTGAGCCCGTCTCAGGCGATCGAACAGGGTTTCGCCGACACCGTGTCCGATGGGCTCACGGCCGGGGACGAGGCAAAAAGCCGGATCGACCCGGGACTAGTTGCCAGGCGCCGCACCGAGGCGGCGCTGGCCAGGGCAGGAATTTCGCGCAACGAGCGATCGGCGATGATCGCCGATCTCGTTGCCCACGCGGCCGGGCGCGATGCAGGCCGTATCACCGCCGCGCGCGATGCAGGCACCGAGGCCGCTCTGAGGCGGCTGCTCGACACGATGCAGCCATAACGGGAGTTACCCATGACGATGATGGACACGCGCCGGTTGCGCGGCGTGATATCGGTACGCGCCGAAGCCGCCGGCGATCTGCGCACGCTGATCAACGAGGTGCAGACCGCCTTCGCGGCCTTCCGCGAGGCGAACGACCAGCGGCTCGCCGCGCTCGAGCAGGGACGCGAGGACACGGTGCTCGATGAAAAGGTCGAACGCGTGAACAATGAGGTCGGCGTGCTGCAGTCGCACATCGATCGCCTGAACCAGTCGGTCGCGGCGCTCGAGATTGGGTCGGCCACCGCCGTCGGCGACCGGGTCAAGCCGGACGTGGCCGCTCACGCCAGGGCGTTCGATCGCTGGTTCCGCAAGGGAATCGCCGGCGATCTGAGCGACCTCGAGGTCAAGGCCGCGCTGACCACCGAATCCAATCCAGACGGCGGCTGGTTCGTGCCCGAGGAAATGGATTCGATGGTCGACCAGGTGCTGAAGGAAGTCTCGCCGATGCGCCAGATCGCCACGGTGCGAACCGTCGGCACCGGAACCTACAAGAAACTCGTCAACCTGCACGGCACGGGTTCGGGTTGGGTTGGCGAGACCGAAAGCCGTCCTGAGACCACGGGTCCGACCCTGTCGGAGCTCGAATTCCCGGTCATGGAAATCTATGCCATGCCGAAGGCCTCGCAGGAGCTGCTCGACGACTCACGCGTCGATATCGGTGGGTGGCTCGCCGGCGAGGTCGAGCTCGAGTTCGCGTTCCAGGAGGGCAACGCCTTCGTCGTCGGCGACGGCAACAAAAAGCCGCGCGGCTTTCTCGGCTACACCAACATCGCCGATGCCAGCTACGAATGGGGCAAGATCGGCTATGTCGTGACCGGAGCCTCCGGCGCGTTCCTGACGACCGCCGAGGGGGACGATTACGACAATCTGGTCGATCTGCAGATGGCATTGAAGTCGGCCTATCGCGGCGGCGCGCGCTGGGTCATGAACCGGTCGACCCAGGGCGCGGTGCGGAAGATCAAGGACGGCGACGGCAACCCGACCTGGATTCCCACCATGATGCCGGGCCAGCCGGCGACGCTGCTGGGTGATCCGGTGACCGAGCTGCCGGACATGCCGGACATCGCCGCGAATTCACTGTCGATCGCATATGGCGACTTCCGGCGCGCCTACCTGATCGTCGACCGCTTCGGCGTGCGCGTGCTGCGCGATCCGTTCACGGCCAAGCCATTCGTGCAGTTCTACACCACAAAGCGCGTGGGCGGCGGCGTGCAGAACTTCGAGGCGATCAAGCTCCTCAAGTTCGGCACCTCGTAAGCGTTGCGGCCGAAGCGGGGCCGGCCAGAGTCGCGGGGCGACGAACGCGCCGCCCCCCGTTTCCTCCCATTTCTCAATCGAAAGGAACCCCCAATGAGGGACATCCACAGCCAGACCAAGCGCTTGGTCGCGATCGGCGCCGCCGCGCTTGCCGCCGACAACACGCCGGCGGCGATCGATCTCAGGGGCTACGACGCCGCCGAGATCCTGCTGGACATCGGCATCGGCGGCATCACGTTCGACGCCACCAACAAGGTCGAGTTCAAGCTCACTCACTCCGACGACGATTCCACCTACACGGCGGTGACGGTCGAGGACATGCTCGGTCTGGCGTCGGTCGGCACCGGCGGAATCATCAAGTCGCTGGTCGCGGCGCATGCCGCCGCGGCGGTGTACCGATTCGGGTATCGCGGCAACAAGCGATACCTGAAATTGCTTGCGGATTTTTCCGGAACCCACGGCACGGCGACGCCCATCGCGGCATCGGTGCTCGTGTCGCACGGCTCGGTGAAGGCCGAGGCGAACCAGGCCTAGGAACGATGGTTCAAGCGCCCCGGCGCCGATCGGCGCCGGGGCGAGCGCGCACGGTGGGAGGTTGAAAGTGATGATGCAGGCAATGGTGACACAGGCATTTCGCGGCTGCCGGGACGGCGATCCGCGGGTCGTCGAGTTCCGGCCCGGCGATACGGTCGAGGGCGATCTCGCCCGGGAAGCAGTTGCCGCCGGATGGGCCGAGGTGAAGGCCACGCCACGCGCAATGCCCGCCGCGCAGCCGGCCGGGCCTGCCAAGACCCGCCGCAAGCGCTAGATGTACGCGCTCGCACCCGTCAGAACGGCCGATCCGGCGCCGCTCATCAGCCTCGACGAGGCGCGGCGGCACCTGCGCATCGACGACGTGAATTCGAACCAGGTCATCGCGCACCTGATAGGAGCGGCGGCGGCGCATCTCGACGGCCATGC